ACACGCTCGGAAATGCTGTTCGTGCAGATGATCGGGCGCGGTTTGAGGACGGCTCCGGGGAAGGATCATTGCCTGATCCTAGACCATGCCGACAATCACGCCCGGCTCGGCTTTGTGACCGACATTCACCATGATCGGCTGAAGGATGGGAAGGCCGAGCGAGACAAGACCCGCAAGGAACGCGGAGAGCCGATGCCGAAGGAATGTCCGTCTTGCGGTTTGCTGAAACCGGCCAAGGTGAGAGCCTGCCCGAAGTGCGGTTTCGAGCCCGTGCGACAGTCGGAAGTGGAGGTCGAAGATGGGGAGCTGATCGAAGTCACGCGGCACTCGAAAGCGGTGAAACTCACCGGGCAAGCCAAGCAGCGGTTTTATTCCGAGCTGGTGTCCATTGCACAGCAGCGCGGACGATCAAGGGGGTGGATAGCGAACACCTATCGGGAACGGACTGGCGTGTGGCCGAAGGGCTTATTCGAGCAACCGATAGCGCCATCTCCGGCGACGATTGCCTACGTTCGCGCCAAGGACATTCGCTTCGCAAAATCGAGGGGGAAACGGTGAATCGTCCTCGCACTCATGATCTCGCCAAAGGTAAGTGGAAGGGCATTCTGCTTGAGCTCGGCTTTCCTGCGACAGCGCTCACTGGGAAGAACTGTCCGTGTCCGATGTGTGGGGGCAGAGACCGGTTCCGGTTCGATAATCAGAATGGAGAAGGGAGCTACATCTGCAACGGGTGTGGGGCCGGCGGAAATGGGTGGCGGCTTCTCGAAAAGTGGAAGGGATGGAATTTCGCGCAGGCTGCCAGCGAGGTCGATCAGGTTCTAGGAAATGTGAGGCGGGACACGGTGAGGCCGGAGCGCTCCGCTGCATCGAAGCTCGCGGACTGCTCAAGGCTGTGGAACTCGGCGAGACGGATCGAGCGCGGGGATTTGGTTGACCTCTACCTGACAGCGAGAGGTTGCCCGTGGCCGCAGAACATCGATTGCTTGCGATTCCTGCCAAGCTGTCCGGTACCGTTTGAGACTGGGATGCGACCAGCGATGCTTGCGGCGGTCAAAGGCCCGGACGGAAAGGGCGTAACCCTTCACCGCACGTTCCTTCGGCCCGATGGAGCGAAGGCCGACATGGACAATCCTCGGGCACTGATGCCGGGAGACTTGCTGGATGGATCGGCTGTCAGATTGGCGATGCACGGCGAAAGGCTTGGGATAGCCGAGGGAATTGAGACGGCATTGCGGGCTAGTCAGCGCTTCAGCTTGCCGGTTTGGGCTGCGCTTAATGCGGCGATGTTGGCGAAGTGGATTCCGCCGGAAGGCGTCAAAGAGGTGGTGGTCTTTGGTGATGCTGATCCGAAATACGGTGGACAGGCCGCAGCCTATGCTTGCGCTCACCGGATCGCCTGCAAAGCTGAGAGGATTGGGATTGAGAGCGTGCGCGTAGAGATACCGCAGCTACTCGGGACAGATTGGGCGGACGCATCATGAAACACGCACTGGACGAACTACGCGAGGTGTCGCGGTTAAATTGAGTGGGGAGTAAGAGAGGTGGGAAGAGCAAAGCGTAAGCCGAAACAGAAAGACGAAGAGCCGTTGGTGAATCCGTTCGCCGAGCGGCACGGCGATTACGGCCATCGCACAATCTCAGTCACTGCCGGCGAACTGGATGGCGAAGGGCACGGGCAGAAGCAGGTTACGATCAACCGAGGAGGATCTGCTCTCCAGCGCTGGATCAATTCGGAAGCGTTCACACAAAGCCAGCTCAGTGCCATCAACCTCTATTCGCGGGCATGGCATCGGGTGTTTTCAGAACCGAGAGTGACCGCGAACCTTTCTCCGATTGCGTTCATCCGAACCACCGGAGATGAGGCCGACAGGAATGCAGCCAAGGTTGATGCGATGGAGCTGATGAAGTTCCTTGATGATCGGATCTTCGATATTGCGCCGCCTCATTACCGGGACACATGGCAGGATGTGGTGATCTACAGCCGCGACAACCTCCCGGACAATGGAAATGCCAGAACGCGGGCGAAGGAACGGTCGCTGACGATATGCCTGTTCATCGCGGACATGATCGCAACGGTGATGAGGCTGTGATGGGCAAGATTCCTAGAATTTCAGTTCCATTCTCGGAGCTCTTGGCGCCTAAGCTATTCCTTAAAGAGAGAGCACGAAGTCATGCGAAACAGGCCGAGCGTCTCATTGAACGAATTGACTTTTGGAGGCTGTTCGCGCCGTTCTCAAACCCAATGATCGCGCGGCTCGTGCGGAAGATGGAGGAAGTAACGGCTGAGGCTGAGCGATTTATGGATATGGCCGGCGAATAGCGCTTGCACAATTGCACCGCATATGCTATCAGACCGCTAATTGGTCGTATTGCGACCGCACGAACGTCACGCAGCCTCGCCCCAACCGGCGGGGCTTTTTCATTTCCCGCCAGCACTGCCTCTGCACGCCGACCGAGTGGTTGAGCACGGCACGCACGCGCAACTGACTGGCGGGTTCCTTTACAGCCTAGTCACCGCCCAGCCTTGAGCAGCGGAAAACGGAGGGCACTAAAATAGTGGCAGATACTGCGAAACCTCCGCGCGCTGGCATGGGGAGGCCAAAGGGCGCCCAGAACAAAGTCACGCGGGCTATCAAGGATATGGTGGCGCAGGCTTTGGATAGAGCGGGCGGCGTGGATTATCTGATCGCGCAGGCTGAGGAAAACCCGACCGCATTCCTCACGCTGGTTGGCAAAGTAATCCCGCTGCAAGTAGCGGGTCAGTTAGATCACAACGTTAAAGTTTCGGGCGCGCTGGCGTGGAAGCCGCCGCAGTAATCGAGAGCCCCTACGCTCCCCGCCATCAATTCCTCGATCTCCACACAAGACAAACCCGTTGGGGCATAGCCGTCTGCCATCGCCGCGCTGGTAAGACGGTGGCCTGTGTCAACGATCTCATCAAGGCCGCTGCGACATGCGGCAAGAACTCTCCGCGCTTCGCCTATATCGCTCCACAGCTCAACCAGGCCAAGGACATCGCCTGGGCTTACCTGTTGGAATATACCTACTGCTTCGGACCAGAGAGGAAGGTCAATGCGTCGGAGCTTTGGGTGGAGCTTCCCAATAACGGCGCGCGCATCAGGATTTACGGCGCGGACAATCCGGATCGCCTTCGCGGCATTTATCTGGATGGGGCCGTTCTGGACGAGTTTGGGGATATGGACCCGACCGTCTGGTCGCAGGTTATTCGCCCAGCTCTATCCGACCGCAAGGGTTGGGCTGTCTTTATCGGGACGCCCAAGGGCAAGAACACATTTCACACGCTCTGGACTCAGGCCGATGATAATCCCGACTGGTTTCGATTAAATCTCAAAGCTTCAGAGACCGGCCTATTAGACGCCGCCGAGCTTGCCGACGCTCGCAGGATGATGAGCGAGGACGAATACGCCCAGGAATACGAATGCTCGTTCGAGGCGGCGGTTCGAGGGGCTTACTACGGCAAGGAAATGAACGACGCGGAAGCGGAGGAGCGGATCACGGGCATTCCGCACGATCCACGGCTTCCGGTTCACACGGCATGGGATCTGGGTGTCGCTGACTCGACCGTAATCTGGTTCATTCAGACCGTTGGGCGTGAAACGCGAGTGATCGATGTTCTCAAAGGTGAAGGCGTCGGACTCGATTATTACGCCAAGCAATTGCAGTCTCGCGACTATCTGTGGGGCAATCACTACCTGCCGCACGATATAGAGGTTCGGGAACTTGGCACCGGAAAGAGCCGGAAGGAAGTTCTTGAGGGTCTGGGCATCAGGGTCACGGTGTGCCAGAACATTCCGAAGGCTGATGGGATTCAGGCTGTAAGAATGCTTTTGCCAACCTGCTGGTTCGACAAGGCCAAGTGCAAAACGGGCATTGAGGCGCTGCGAATGTATCGGCGCGAATACGACGAGAAGCGCCAGGAGTTCCGCCAGACCGAGCTTCGGGACTGGACCACGCACTACGCTGATGCCTTTCGGTATTTCGCGGTTGGTCATGAGGAGCGCGCGGCGGCGCGTCCGATCAAATACGATACCCGCTGGGTAGCCTAGGGAGAGGCGATGTCAGACAACATGGCCGCTCTCCCAGGTACGGTTGAGCAACCCAGAACCATGACCGACGATGAGCTTACGGCTTATCTCATCGAGCATGAGCATCGGGCTATCGGTTATTACGAAAGTGAGATCGCGACAGAGCAGGCGCAGGCCCTTGATGCTTACTATCGGAGACCATACGGAGACGAGCGCGAGGGAAGGTCGCAAGTTGTTGACGGCACTGTCGCAATCACCGTGGACAATGCGCTATCGGCCATTCTCAGGCCGTTTGTTTCATCGGAAGAGATGGTTGTTTTCGAGCCCGTTGGACCTGAAGACGAAGAGATCGCCAATCAGGCGACGGAGTATGTCAACCTCGTCATCAACAAGGACAATAACGGCTTTCAGATATTACACGACTGGTTCAAGGACGCGCTTCTGTCGAAAGTCGGGGTCGTCAAAGCCTATTGGGAGGATTTGTCCAAGGACACGATAGAGCGGATTTACAACGTCGATCCGCAACAGGCGCAGCAACTCCAGCAGTCTGGTGACGTGGTTGCGATCTACGGACCGGACGAGAACCAGCTTTACACGGCAGACATCAAGAACCGGCACATTGATGGTCGCTGCCGGATCGAGAATATCCCTCCGGAAGAATACCGGATCAGTCCGTATGCGAGGCCGGGACGGACACCGCCTTATGAGGCCCATGTAACGCGCAAATCCAAGTCGGAACTGATCGACATGGGTTTTCCTCGCGACGTGGTGATGGCGCTGTCCAAGGCTGCAAATACCGCGATTACCGATTCTAGGGCGATTGCCCGTTACGCAGACGAGGAGTTTTCGACCACCCGCGAGGATACTGTCGGCAACGAATCCAGCGACATGGTGGATTTCAACGACGAGTTTGTCTTGATCGATTACGACGGCGACGGCATTGCCGAGCTTCGGCGCGTCATGCGCTCGCACAACGTCGTGCTCTACAACGAGGAGGTCGATTACTCGCTATTCGCCAAGCTCTGTCCGGCCCCGATGCCGCACAAGATTTACGGCATGAGCATTGCCGATCAGGTGAAGGATGAGCAGCGGATCGCCACGGTCCTGACTCGCCAGACACTCGACAACATCTACCTTTCGAACAACCCGCGACCGGTCGTTTCATCGGAGGTTGAGCGCACGGATGGATCTACGATCAACGATCTGCTGGACAGCGCGCCGGGTGCGATCATCCGCACGAAGGCTGGGGAATTGGGAAGCTTCGCCATTCCGTTCGTCGCGGACAAGTCGTTTCCCATGTTGCAGTTCATCGACGCGCAGGCGGAGAAGCGAACCGGTATTTCCAAGCAGGGACAGGGCATAGATCCCAACGTCCTTCAGGAAGCCAATCAGATTACGGCGACGCAGTCGGCGATCATGGAAGAGGGCCGCAATTCACGCGGTGAGATGATCGCCCGCATTTTTGCTGAGACCGGCGTTAGAGACCTGTTCCGGATCGTCCTCAAGCTGCTCGTCAACCATCAGCCGCAGGCACGGACTATCCGCCTCCGCAATACATGGGCGCAAATGGACCCGCGCTCATGGAATTCGGAGATGGACGTAACGATCTCGGTTGGGCTCGGGATTGGGTCGAAAGCCCAACAGATGATTACTGCTCAGACCGTGCTGACGACGATGGAGGCAATTGGGACTTCGCCTTACGGCCCCATGCTTCTCGATCCAGGCAAGGTCTACAACGCACTCAAGCGGCTGTACAATGCTGCCGGGATCAAGAACGTCGATGAGTATCTGAACGAGCCTCAGCCGGGTCCGGACGGCCAAATGCAGCAGCCGCAACCGTCACCAGACCCAAAGATGATCCAGGCGCAATCGCAGATGCTGCTAGAAGCGTTTAAGGCGCAGATGCAGGGCCATCTGGAATCGCAGAAGCAGGACGCGCAGGCGCAGGTGATGTGGGCTCGGCAACAGCTCGATCAGCAGCAGGCAGCGCATGAGGCGCAGTTGGATGCGGTGAAAACCTCAATGCAGGCTCACATCGACCAACAGCGCATCGCGCTTGAGGCGGCGCTGGCGCAGAAGAAACACGACTTGGCGGAGTCAAGCGCTGAGCGCGACCATCAGCGCAAGGATAAGGTTGCCGAGCATCAGATGAAGCACAAGGGCGAATGAGGTACTTCACCCGTCGCCCCAAAGCGACCGTTGAGATCGAGGACGACTGGTACACCGATCCACTCATTCCCAATGTTGATGTGCCTGAGCATGAGGCCGCGTTCACGGGCCTGCTTGACGCAAAAGGCGAGGAAATCTGGCGCGGACCCAATCCGATGGGATTTGGTCGCGACTGGGAATGGCGATGAACGACCGGCTGCTCCGCGAACAAGCCGAGCGCGGCGCAATCTATCGCGAGCATCTTGCAGCGTTTCAGGAGGCAATCGACGCGGTCGAGGGGCAGTATGTTTCGGCTTGGACTGACACATTCGATGCCGCCGAGCGCGAGAATCTATGGCGCGCTGTTCGCGTGTGCCGGAAGATGAAAGAGCATTTCGGGTCGATTGTGAGCACAGGAACGCTCGCCACCCACCAGCTTACCGAGATCAGGCGGCTCGGCAAATAACCGCCTAAACCCAAAAGGTGACAAATGACTGACACTGCCCAGCCGGAGACGGCAGCAGAAACTGAAGTTGCGTCCGATGAAATCTCACTAGCCGATGCCGCGAAAATCTTCGGCGGCGAAGATCGGCCTCGTGATGAGAACGGACGGTTCGCCAGCAACAAAGAGATCGAAGCCGAAGCGGAGGAAGAGTCCCAAGCTGAAGCAGAGAGCCATGAACAGGAAGAAACGGATGAGGCAGCCGAAGAGGCCCAGCCAGAAGCCGTAAATCTTCCGCCTTCGTGGCCCGCCGAACTGGCAGAGGAGTGGCAGAACCTCCCAGCCCCGTTGCAGGACAAGATCGTCCAGCGCGAGGCAGAGCGCGAAGCCGCAGTCAACGCCAAGTTCCAGGAAGCCGCCAACGTGAGGAAGGCCAACGAGGCCGTAATCGCGGAGGCACAACAGTCTCGCCAACGGTTCATTGAGGCGGCGGATCAGGTTTTAACCCTGGTCCAGCCGCAGCAGCCGCCGCTGTCGATGCTCACACCGGGTTCAGCCGATTACAACCCGGACCACTACCATCTGTTGAAAGCGCAGGCAGAACAAACCGGCCAATACATCGAACAGGTCAAGCAGCAGCGTGCCCAGGCCGCAGCCCAGCTTGCCCGTGATGCGGAGGCCCAGGCGTCTCAAGAGATCGCGCAGATCGAGGAAAAGGCTCGACCGGCGCTTCTCAAGGACGTTCCTGAATTGAGCGATCCGCAAAAGCAGCCGCAAGTGCTGCGCGAGATCGTTGATTATGCCGTGCAGAAAGGCATTCCGGCGGAGGTCTTCACCGACCCGGAACAGGCCAAATGGGTCACGTCGGCCCAGCTGCACATGGCATGGGAAGCCCTGCAATATCGCAAGATGATGGCGGCGAAGGAAAAAGTGGCTCCCAAAGCCGCCAAGCCTTCAGCCCCAGTGGTTCGTCCGGGAGTAACCACGAGCAAGAGCGCGGTTCAGGCAACGCAGCGCAAGCAGGCCATGGACAGACTGACTCGCAGCGGAAGCATCGACGATGCCGCCGCAGTCTTCAGAAACTTCATGTGAAAGTAATTCACGATGACGATGGTAACCAATGCGGTCGCCACCTACGGGGTGACCACCAATCGCGAAGACCTTGTTGATACGGTCTATCGCATCACGCCGGCGGACACGCCGTTCGTGTCTGCCGTTCCGCGCACCAAGGCGACTGCCGTTCTCCACGAATGGTCGCTCGACACGCTGGACAGCGTAAACACCTCCAACGCCGCTCTCGAAGGCGACACCCTGTCGCGTTCGGCGAGTACCAATCCGGCGCGCAAGAACAACTACTGCCAGATCAGCCAGCGCGATGCGACTGTGACCGGCACTCAGCGCGCCGTGAATCCGGCTGGCATCAAGGACATGATGGCGTTCCAGTCGGCCAAGAAGTCTCTCGTTCTCCGCAAGGACATCGAGGCGATCCTTCTCGGCAACCAGGGCCAGAATGCGGGCAGCACCACTGTCGCTCGTACTCTCCGGTCCATGAACGCGTGGTATGCCGGAAACGCGCTGCGTAACGGCGCGGCGGCGGCGGACTCGACTGCCGTAACGGCAGCCGCAACTGATGGCACTGCTGGCGATCTTCGCACGTTTACGGAAACGCTGCTCAAGAGCACAATCGCCACCGCATACACCAATGGTGGCGAACCGGACCTGGTTCTTGTCGGCCCGACCAACAAGCAGTTGTTCTCGGCTTTCACTGGCCGCTCGAACACTCGGGTCGCGATCGGCGAGAACACGGTGCAGGCCGCAGCGACTATGTATGCGTCCGACTTCGGCGACCTGAAGGTTGTCCCGAGCCGCACTCAGCGCAGCCGCGATGTGTTCGTGATCGACACGAGCAAGGTTGCTGTTGCCTACCTGCGTGCATTCGAGCCGCAGGACATCGGTCGCGTCGGTGACGCCGACACCCGCAACATCATTGCGGAATACACCCTCGAAAACCGTGCTCCGCTGGCGCACGGGGCCGTGTTCGACACCAACGGCTAATCTACTGGGGCCGGGGCTTAATCGCTCCGGCCCTTCTTTTTCCGGGAGAAATTGGTGGACCGGGCAACCCTTGAGTTCGATCCGATCACGCGCCGTCGCGTGAGCTACGTCGAAGAAGGCGACGATCGCTATATCGTCACAGAGCAGAACTGCGATCATATCGTTGCCTCCGCCAAGGCGATGTCGGAGCTCCCGCATACCGACAAGAGCATGAAGCCAGTCGCGTTCATTCCTGAAGAGGTCTTGAACAGGGCGTTTCTTGAGGGATGGTTTCACGACAAGGCCAAGTGGAGGGCGTGGGCAAACGACCCCGATAATGCCCGTCTGCGAATTACGACGGGGCGGCTGTGAAGCTCAGGATCGCCCTTTGCATTCCGTGCCACCGGCAAACCGAGGCGCGATTCACTCAATCCCTCGCCAATCTCATTACCCACACGCTCTCCTCCAGGATCGAGATGGGCAAAGAGCTTGTTCAGATCGAATTCGAGACATTCATCGTTTCCTGTTCGCTGCTTCCTGAATCGAGAAATCGTCTGGTTGCGGAGGCTCTTCACTGGGAAGCGGATTACATGCTCTGGATGGACGCGGACCACGTCTTCCCGTGCGATGCGCTTCTAAGGCTGCTGGGAAGATCGAAGCTGGTTGTCGGCTGCAATTACGCTCGCCGATTCAGTCCGACATCTCCGACGGCATCGATCCTGACTGGCGACAAGCCTGACCTCGTGTGGACCACCAAGGAAAAGGCCGACGCCAACGAAATCGAGGAAGTTTCGCATTTCGGGCTGGGCCTCTGCCTTGTCGATATGCGGGTTTACGACCTTCTCGACCAGAAGGCGTCCGAGGACGGAAAGAAGCATTTTTGGCCCCTGTTCACCATCCCGGCCAAGCCAGACGGCATCGGCTGCATTGGTGAGGATGTGCATTATTTTCGTCTCATCAAAGAGGCCGGGATACCGGTTTACATCGACCATGGCCTTTCGTGGGAAGTCGGCCATCTTTCAGATTGCATCCTGACCAACGCGCACGCCGAGATCCAGAAAGATCAATGGCTGGAGTTCTGCAAACAGGACAAGTTCAAGAGGGACTAGCTGATGAGTTTCGCTTTCTCGATTGGCGTCCCGTCAATATCGGCCATCCCTGATTTTACCACGCTCAAATCGACCATTTCCGATTGGCTGGACCGCAGCGATTTAGACAAAAAAATCCCGTTTTTTATCCAGTTCTCCGAGGCAATGTTCAATCGCGAGCTTCGTACAAGGGAGATGGAGGTGTCTACCCTCCTCACCATCAGCGATGAGCGTACTGATCTCCCGGACGATTATCTAGAAATGCGGGCGATTTACCTGAAAGGTTCGCCGGATTCGCCTTTGCGCGGGACGGTTCCGACCGCGATCAGGGAAGATTACGACGGGACACCCGGTTCACCCCAAGCCTACACGATGGTTGGTGGTGGACTGCTCCTTATCCCCCCGCCCGACGCGACTTATACGCTTCACATCGATTATTTCGCGCGGATCGAAAACCTTTCCGATGCCAACGAGTCCAACTGGTTGCTCGATT